CTCTCCAGATAGGTGGTTGCTGCGTTTGATGTTGCCATCGTTCTTTACTCCTGTTTATGTGCGTGGCCTATCAGGTAGACCTCTCCTGTAGGCATCGCTATTCTCTCTAGCTTCAGCCAAATCTTTTAGTCTCTGTATTTCCTGTACAAACCTCTGCTCATATAACTGCATCATATCAGCTTCGCCTTTCATGTAAGTATACGCTTCAACAAGCGAACCGTAAAGAAGGGCATTCGGAGCATTCTCGCTCAACCATGTTGTGCCAGAAGATGTTCCAGCCGTGATGCTTGCAGGGCGATAGTAATAGTGAAGCTCAACGTCATAAGCTTGATCAGGCGTAGGCCCCAAAATAAAATTGTTTACGTCAAAAATCGAATAATATTTGGGAGGGCCGTTTGTTCCTACACTAACAGAGTATTCTTGCAAATAATTGACATCCTTAATTAAAAGAAAGTCTTTGTAATTTGTTGTCGTGATCTGTAGTGAAAATGGAGCTAAATAGTCAGTCGGCACACTAAGATAAGGATCACCAACAGTTAGTGTCGATGTTGCATTCTTGCGAAAAAGCTCCAAATCAACAACAGTGAAAATACGGTCTTCTGCACCACGAATAAACACTGGTAGGTTGTTTACAAAAGATGTTTCAGAATTTTCAGTAAAATCCTGAATAGCTGTCTGCAATTGTGCGTATGTAAAGCTCATTTAATTCACCAATGTAACAGGGCCGGAAGAAGCCAGACCGCCTCCGCCTCTCTTGTTTCCTTCTGTGGCTGTACCAGAATTAGCCGTAAATGTATATCTGTTGCTGTCCAATACAGTAATTGAATATCCTGAAGCGAATTGAATTGCCGCAGAGGAAAGGCCATCAAAAGGCTCTACACCACGAAATCTAACAATGTCGCCTGTTGTTCTGTTATGAGATGGCTCATTAACAGTAATGACATTGCTGCCAACAGAGCCTGTTAAAAATGCGTTCAAGCCCAAAAGATGCTCCACTTCTGGGGCGTTTCTGCTATCTGGCCTTGGGTCTCTTAGCGCCTCCGCATCAGGCGGATGCCTTGTGACCTCTAACTGTGGATGCTTTTGCTCCCACTCATCCTTGCCCACGAGGAGGCCATTCCACTCTTTTCGCATATCGCGCAAACGGTAACGGAAGCCAGATCTATCTGATATTCCGTAAGCGTCTTTACCAGAAGCGAACCTCGCCATAGTTAAATCCTGTAATACTGGAGGTTAGGGGTTACATTAAACGAAGCTCTATCTCTATCCTCAGACTGCGCTCTATCGAACTCTTCATCATAAATAGCTTTTAGCACCTGAATACGATCAGGGGCTTTTTTAATTGCCAGATAGTAAGCAAGACCGGCAGCTAGACATGGGTAGAACCTAAATGGCAGCGCAACAGTATTGTCATAGTCATCAGCATCGTCTATGCGTGTCAAGCAATCATACAAGATAATGTCAGTGCTATTCTCTGGAACCGGCCATAGCTTGAACTCTGGCGTGATTTGACGATCAATAAAGTATTGCGTTGGGCGACCTTCAGTGGATTTGGAAGGAATAGAAATATACTGATCTCGACTAATCTTATCCAAAGAATAGTCTGTACCACTGCGGCGAATAACAGCCGACAAAACGTCAATTACATCTCTGTTTAAAGCATAGCTTCCTGTGCCTTGCACCATAGGCAGGGTACGCTGCTCAATTGTCCACTGGTTTAGCCCACGATTAGCCCAGTCAGCAAACATGAGGTTGAGTGAACGCTTGGCTGTTTTCAGATCATATCCAGTGCGAACCTCGATACCACAACGCTCAAAGGCTTCCTCGATGTAATCACTTACATCAAGCTCAAAGTTTGTTGAACCAGATACGGCCATTTATTTCTTCCTTTTCAAAGGTTTGACACGCCTTGGCTTACCTGCTGGTTGTCCTAAACGCTTCTTCTGCGATATTCTACTACGTTTTTCGGCAGTTGTCATTTCCCTTGCGGTTTTAGGGGTCTTAGAAGACACGCGCTTGGAGGGGCGGCAATATGGAGTACCCCGTTTTTCTCCCTTGCTACGCCCACACGCTTTGCCCGTGCGAACATCTTTCCAGTCCTCTTTGAACCATCTCTTGAGAGCGGCTCCTTTTTTAGTCTTTCGTACTGCCATATTTCACCCATGCCTACAAAACAACTGCAAATAAATAAACAAACAAACCTATAGACATAATACCAACGCCAGCGACAAGAGCAATTTGCTTCATCATTTCTTCAAATTCTTTTGCCTCTTGTATCTTTCTCCTGCGCTCCGCAGCCGCCGCTTCTTTAGCTTCTTGTATTCGTTTAGCTCTTTCAGCAACGATTCCCTTCCACGTTCCGGGGCCAAACCTCATATCAACCAAAGTAGCTACTTCTTGTAGCTTTTCCGCCGCAATCTTGGCGTCTATCATTTCCTTTGCAACAGTATCTACACCAAACTGATCGCCTATGCCTCCGCCTGCTTTCCTGTTTCTAGCCTGTTGCGCCTCTTTCTCTCCACGAAACAAATCATCAATTTGACCAGCTATCTGGCTTATGTCTTGTACCGTGCTAATATTACTTTTTATAAATTCTACGGATTTTTGAACGAGTGCAATCCCCGTCAGAACTTCGGCTATCATTCTACCGCCGTTTGGTAGCCCTGCCCTTGCTGCCTCCTTTCTTTGATTTTGTTCCCCAGCTTTTGGCTCCCACCTTGCGACATTTTGCTAATGCACCAGACGCATAAGCGGAAGGCCAGACTTTGTATCTAGCCTTTACCTTGCTATAACAGGCGTCTTTTTTAGCGCCTGACTTAGAGACTTGCTTTGCCATTTGTGACCTTCCTGTTGCCATTACGTCACCAGAAACACAACCAATCCGCCAACAATTGCGAATAGCTGTGCGAATACAACCATAAGTATCATCCATAACTTACGGTCAAGCTCGTTGATTTGACCTTTCATGTTGGTCAAATGCTCGTTCTCAATAGTGTCTAATCGAGTAAAGACAACCTTAATGTCGCCCTGCATTTCAGAGATAAACTTCCATTGTCTGATTTCCTGATCTGTTTCCTGCATTAGCACTTCCATCTTCTTCTGGCCTGACGCAAACGGCTATTTGGATCTTTTGCCGCCTTTGGAAACTTTTTCATCTGACCGGCGCTACGAGCGCAAAAGGACTTGCGCCGCTTTGCATCCTTGCTACCTTTTTTGACCTTCCCTGTCACAGCAGTTTTTAGCTTGCTGCCGGGGTTCTTGCGGCGGTATGCGGCAACACCTTTTGCCGTCATTCCAGCGCCTGATTTGGTCTTACGGTAATTACCACCTTTACCAGTGGTTTTTCGTATCGGGTTCTCTTTTTTTCGAGGCATTAAATCCACTCCTCGTTTTTAATATAGGTTATGTCCAAAGTAGCAGATGCGGTAATTGAGCCGCCAGCAGAGTCTGCCGCTGCACGAACTTCAATGTCCGTACACTCGTGGAAAGGGATAGGGTTCCAGTAAGAAATAGCCGTACTATTATTAGCCAACAAAACTCTATCTTTTGCATTAAAGACGCCACCCTTTGGTCTGGCAAGCAAAGTAAAAATAGCAAACTTCCCAGCAGAAGAAGATGCAGACACATCTTTTTGATGAAGGTAAGCCGTGTATCCAAGCGGAACTGTCCAAATACACATTAGAGTCTGATTATCACCAATCGACACTGTTGCATATTTGTTTACGGGTACTCCGCCCGCAGGCGTTGCCTCAGTTCCTACATATAATACGCCAGCGTTAGCGCCTCCCGAACCTGCCGTGTTTACAGCTATGCGGTTTACTCTATACCAATTCAAGGCACCATTAAGCTGAACGCCTACTTGTCCATTTAAAGCAACGGTTACGCTTATTGAATTAAAGTCAGCGTCCAAACCAGAAACGGTTACAGTTCTTGCTCCTGTGCCTGCCGCAGTGTCGTCAGTTGAACTGCTTGATATATACATCGTAGAAGCTGTGGTTGGATAAACATACAAACCACCTTGCGACCAGATAGTTTCAACTACTGTTGAAATATCAGGGTTGTAGCCAAACTTATGAATAAAGTCGTGTCCCGGAATTTGATTCCGAGACACCTGTAGCTCAAATGGCTCAGATGTTCCAATTTGTGTGATGGAACGGAAGTTAGCCATTCAAACCTCTATGACAAGAAAATTGTCAGTTGATTTGACGCTCCAGTAAACGCAGAGATATACGCGCCCTCTGTAGCAAGAATGCCATCATCTGGAATGTTTAGATGATGGATACCTGTTGGGAAGGTTTGTGTAATCAATGTTTCACCAGACGCGCTACCGTTTTTAACTGTAAAAGAACCGGCTGCTGCCGCGTAAATTACAATTTGACGGATACGAGAACGAGCAGGGCCGACTACAGCGGCTGCTGTGCCTTGTACCCAATTGTAGGCTTTTACTGGGCCTGCCATTGAAGCCTCCTATTAAGCTGCTGCTACTGCACCAGTGTCTACACGAATCCAGTTAGTTCCGTCAGAAAACACAAGGTTGCCGGTTCCAGCGCCAACGCCTTCAGCCGCTTTACGGCAGTCTGGTGAAAACGCAATCGCGCCCTTGTTTGCGGCAGATGCAGTAGGAAGCGCTCCGACATCTAAGATGCCTAAAGTGATAAGGCTGTAGTCAACATTGCCTGATGCGTTGTTGATTTGAAACCCACGTTGCGAAACAACGGGGCCGGTAAAGGTGGTAGTAGCCATGTGGAACTCCTGTCGTGGCTAGTGTCAGCCGC